TCTTTATTTGCCTTTCGTTGCTTTGTTATCTGAATTTTAAGCTGTTCATTTTGTTGAATTCGATCAGGCACAGGCTAATTTATCTTCTGTATTAGATGTGACACGCAATGAGATGTCTGCTTTAACTGAACAGGCTAAAGAGTTGGGCGCTACCACCAAGTTTACTGCATCTGAAGTTTCGAATCTTCAACTCGAATTTGCCAAATTAGGGTTTACTCAAAAAGAAATTCAGAATGTAACCGGAGCAACACTTGAATTAGCTGCTGCTGCCGGTACTGAACTTGCCAATGCTGCGGTTATTGCCGGGTCAACCCTGAGAGGTTTTGGATTAGATACATCTGAAACTCAAAGGTTAGTCGATGTAATGGCCAAATCATTCTCAAGTAGCTCACTTGATATTGAGAAGTTTAAAGTGGCTATGGCTGCAGTTGCTCCAGTTGCCAATACATTTGGATTCTCGCTTGAAGAAACTACTGCTCTGATTGGAACACTTACTGATAGAGGAATTGATGCAAGCGCTGCTGGTACGGGGCTTCGAAATATGTTTCTTGATGCGAACAAAGCAGGAATTACATTTCAACAAGCTCTCGATAAAATCAACAATTCAACCGATAAAGCAGGGGCTTCTTTTGATTTGTTTGGCAAACGTGGTGCAACACTCGGGGTAATTCTTGCTGAGAATCAAGATGCTACTGCGGGTCTGACAAGCACTTTAGAGGGCACTGGTGGTGCTGCTAAGGAAATGGCTGATAAACAGCTAGACACTTTGCAGGGATCTCTTGATTTATTACGATCGGCATGGGAGGGGTTTATACTCGGAGCTGATGGTGCCGGTGGTGCAAGTGAAAAGTTGAAGAAAATAATTAAGGGATTAGCGGATAATCTACCTCAAATATTAAACTCTATCCTAGCCATTACAGCTGCTTTTGCAGGATTTAAAATACTCAAGATAGCTATAGGACTATTTAAAACATTCGGTATTGTTATAAAAGCAGCCAGGTTCTCAATGATTGCGCTTAATATAGTTATGACTGCCAACCCTATAGGCCTTCTCATTGTCGCTATAGGGGGCGCTGTAACCCTATTCATAGTCTTTAGAAAAGAAATAATTGCATTAACCACATCGTTTGACGGTTGGATGAAAATAATCATGGCTATGATTTTCCCACTTGGTTTACTTCTGGAGTTATTACCTGGGGTTGCCGAGGAAACGAAGAAATTAACAGCAGAACAAAAGCGAAACAACAAAGTCAATAAGGAGGCTTTAGAGCAAGGGAAAGAAATATTGAAGCAAAGTCAGCGAGAAATTTCAAGCGCGCAAATTTTACTTACTGCACTGACTGATGAAAATACAACCAGGGAAGAGAAGAACAAAATTATTAAAACTCTCAATGAGCGTTATCCGGAACTTCTTGAAAACATCGATCTTGAAAAAGCATCTTCTGAAGAACTCTTAGCTGTTAAGAAAAAGCTGACTGAACAAATTCTTCAACAGGCTATTGAAGAAAAAAAGGCAGCGATCACAAAACAATTTACTAACGCCATAATCGAAAAGGAAATCGAGCTTTTATTGGCACCCACAGATGCAGCTCGTAAACAAAAACAGAAAGAACTTGATGAACTTACAGCGTCTATTCCACTTATTGCAGAGGTTGCTGCTAGAGTTGAGCAGGAGATTTCTGGTATTGTAGACAAAATGACTGATACTGGTGAGGAATATGAGGAGGTATCTGACCAAATAACTAAAGTATCAAATCAGTTAAACGCTGCAATAGCTGCCGGAGATGAGGAGAGAATTGCTTCTCTTGAGAAAAAACTTTCTGATTTGGAAGCCAAAAGAAAACGACTATTAGGTTTCGGAATAGAGGGCGTAACGACTGATCCCGAAGCCGGAACTGGAGCTGCTAAAACAGCGGAAGATAAGCGTAATAAAGCAATTCAAGACCTTCGTAAAAAACATCAATTAGAACTTATTAAAATTGAAAATGAAGGGATTGCTGCAGGGCTCGATAAGGAGCTAATAGAAACTCAAATATTTGAGAGGAGACGATTGCAGTTGATAGAAGAACTGGCGTTGACTAAGAAGTTGTTCAAAGAAGGATCTGAGGAAGCGCTTGAGGCCGCTATAAGACTTCAGAATGAATTTCTTAAACTTGCTCAAAAGCATAATATTGAAAGACTTGAGATACAAAAGAAGGGGAATGATGAGATTATTAAAGAGGACAAAACGTTAGCCGACCTTCAACTTGAATCATTTATTAAAGTAAGTCAGGAATTAGCTAAAGAGAGGAAGAAGAGAGAAGAGGAACGCAAGAAGGCAATGAAAGAGCTTCAGAAAAATCTTGCAGATACCCTCAAGATTGTTGAGGCTTTCACAGAGAATTCAATCAAGAATACAGATTTACGTATTGCATCGAACAAAAGCGAAATAGCAGAAAGCAAAAATGTTGTTAACGATCTAAAGGAAAGGGCTGCTCAAGGGAATATCACAGCACAGGAATCAATCAAGGCTGAAAAGATTAAACAAGATAGTCTACAGGCCAATATTCAGGATCTCGAAAGAAAGAGAGCTAGACTGTTGCTCATCACTACTACACTTCAACAAGCTCAATTATTCCTTCAACAAGGTAATGTGAATGCTTTTGCCGATGCCGGTAAAAATGTTCAAACCTTGCTTGCCGGACTTCCTACATTTAAAAAAGGAACCGAAAGCACCGGTAAAGGTGGCAATCTTGATAGGGATGGTGGATTCTTAGCTATAAATCATCCTGACGAAAGGATAATTCCATCTGATTTGAATAGGTTTTTATTGGCCAGAGGCATGAGTAATGAGGATGTTGTTGCCAGTGCAATAGCGCATCAAGACGGTATAATGACACAGAAAGCGAGTGGATCAGGATCGTTTGAAAACATCAGAATGCTTGCTGCGCTGAACGGCCTAAAGAGTGAAATGGCTGACTCAAAAAAATCAATTGTTGAGGCGGTAAATAATAAGCCTGTTTACATGGGTGCTGAGTGGGATGATATCAGAAAAGGCTTCATCCACACCATCAAAACCAACAACGAACTAAAACGAATATTCGAACGAATTGGCTGATCCAACTACCATATCGATATTACTAGATGGCGACCAAGTGGAAGGCATTAGAGAGCTTTATGAATCTGAGCTATCGGCTACGTTCGATGAAGAATTTAACCTTCCAAGGTTCGATCCTACAACCATATCTTTCACAGGACAGGCCAATGAAAGGCTCCTTGAGCTTTGGAATGGTCTACCAAGTGAGGGCCCTGATTTTGTGCCATTAGTTTCGGATGGAACACTCGTATTTGAAAAGAAATATTTTGTTGATCTCCGGAGTCTAGTTTTCTTTTCTGATGTAGAAAGTCAGGCAGGAATAAGAGAAGATAATGTCTTCACTTTTATCGATGATGCAGAAAGTTTAACTATTCTTCTAATGCAATCTGAAGGATTATGGACCAATGCAGATAGGGTAAAAATACCCTACATAGTTGAGAACCGTAAAAGACTTTTAGAATTCATGCAGCTGCAACAGGCTATCATCGTAGTATCGAAGTCTATTTATGATGAGGTTTTCAAGATGGTCAATATTACATCAGATATGTTCTCTGGCTATTGGTTCACAACCGTTGGAGCTTTAGCCGTAGCCATATCGAATCTAATATCTACACTAATTAACCTGGTTATTCTAACGATCCAGCTTGTTAAGTTGCTGATAGATCTATTCAAATTGATATTCCCGCCAATAAGATATCACTTTGGAATTAACCTTTACAATTGGCTGAGAAAAGGAACCGAGAAATTGGGATATACACTAGAGGTCGGAGATGATTATCAGAAGGTTCTTGAACAGATAAATATTTGCCCATCAAAGAGTGATGAGGTTGGGCCACCGGCCATATTTTTTGAGTTGCCTGAATCCATCGCACCGACTATTAATGCAGGTGATGGCCTTCTCAGGCCTAAAGATTTCGGATATACGCTAGGTCAGGCCATCAGAGGAACTAAATTATTACACAAAACAAAGGTTGCTGTCATTGACAATGTAGTTCATCTAAGACCAAAGAATGATCCTTTCTGGCAAAACGGAGCCGTATATAATCTTCCGGATGTTCTTATAGAACAGGCTATGGATTATCAAAATGGAACTTCTCGCCCAGATTATGATTCAATGTGGACTCGAACACTTATTGAATATCAAGAAGATCCAAGTGATTTACACACACTCACAGATTCAAATAATAGGGTGGCTGAATTCATCTATTCTCCGATTACAATTGAAAATCAGAAAAGAGTAAATCTTAAGGGAATAGATGATAATCAAATACCTTGGGCTTTATGTGTTCCAAAGCCTAAAAAGGACAATTTGATTTCGAATAAGATTGACTTGGAAGAACTGTTTGATACTATGCAAGGGATTATTGATTCGCTCTTTGAAAATAACCCTGTACTTTCTCTTGAATCAAGTGAAGGACCTCCTAATTTAGAAGAATTAGCATCGCTCATTTTCATTAAAAAGGGTGCATTGCTTGTTGAAAATCACTTTTTTTCTGTTGCTAAATTGGTTGTTCTCGAGGAAGATAAGAACGGCATATTGCGAATTCCAGATAATTACACAGAGATAGTTGGAGCAGACGCGCTATTCAATAATTATCATAGTTATGATGCCAATGTCCCAGGTTTTAGAGAAGGCGATGAGACGAACCAAAAGATTATTCATGAAAATGTCAGAGTCCCTTTTGGAATTGAAGATTGGAATGGATTAAAAGAAAACAGTTGGTTTAATTCACCGTTTGGTAAAGCACAGATGAGACAGGTTAAATGGAAGATCACAGAAGATTTTGCAACAATCGATTTTCATACCTTTACAACGTGGAATAAAAACTTACAAGGAAAATTATTTAAAATTGGACCAACAAACGCATTAGTGCCAGCAACATGATAGAACATTTTCACAATATCTTGAAAGAGATTTCTCAAATGCACACCAAGGGGGTTAATCAGTTAAATACAACAAATAAAAAACTGGTTGACGAGGGGTATTGCACACAATTGGAGTTTAATAAATTCATGGAAATGCAGAAAACAGCTTCGAAAATGATTATGGATAATAGGTTGGAAGAAGCTCAAGGAATTTTGAATAAGTCAAAGAATGATTTTGAACAAATATTGAAAAGAAATGGCCTTTAAGTTTGAATCTACACAAAGAGATTTTTTCTCCGAATATCGGAATGGTCCAACATTTGCCGTGGGTAATCCTACACTTCGTATACAAGGAAATGTTGGTGATCTTTGCAGGCTTTCAGAAATAATTGTAGTCGAGATTGTCGTTAATGAATTTGAAGCAGTGTCAATGACTTATGATTCATCTGGAGTAGCAGGGAAAATTACATCCGGACTAAATTTCGAGCAAGAGGGTTTGTTCGTTGGAGCTTTAATAGACATCATTCAAGGGACTAATGTATGGCCTTCTACTGTAACCTCAGTTACAGGATTCGGAAATACAGTAGTATTATTCACAAAGGCCGGTGTTGATCTAGAAGATGGCCCAAACACAAATGTTATAATACGAGTTAAAACGGCGCCTGTTTCTGTTCAATACAAGTATGGGCTAATAAAAGACACTATTGCAGGTGTGACTCCATCTAATTACGCATCTCCTTTAGACGGGAATATACAAGGTTATTATAATAATGCTGTTACAGCTCTTTTCACAGATATGATTCGGCTTGGATCACCGGCAAAGTCTTGGGATATGTCTCAAGATATCAAGATAAAATTCAATGGAAGTACCCCTGATGATTATTTTCATACGTTCGAAATACAACATGACTTCAGGCTTCCTTTTTGGAGAGAGGAAGAAATTGATAACCTAACGGCCTTAGTTAATCCTAATGAGCTTTTAGGAGTAAATACCTATAAGTATGCCAACGGCTACTTTCTAGGCAACACAGCCTCTCTCTTTGGTAAATTTGAGCAGTTAGGAGCAGTCGGGAATGTTGGTTATTTCAACGAAAATTATAATGGGTTTGAGAACATATTCAACCTATCCGCTTTTGCGATTTCAAACTCATTGAGTACTGGAAAACTTGAAGCAACGGTAGTCAACACGGTAACAGGAACTATTACAGCTAGTGTGCCTGCTTTTAATGCTCCACAACAGCTTATTGTTGGTCATGCATTACTAGCCACAAGCGAGACCTATTCTGACAGTTCGGACATCTTCAATAATGTGTTCTTGATTGATACTCTTTCACAGGATTCAGGAGCTGGAGCAGTAGCATCTTCAATTATTAAGGCATTTACTGTAACATTTACTGATAGTCAGAATATTGATTTCTCTTTCACTGTGGAATTCTCTGTTGTTCAAAAATCCCAAATTTCAGCCATCCTAAATAGCCTACTTTGGTTTACAATTGGAGATGAAACATTATCTGAGAACGAAGAAAATCAGGTGAATCTTCGAGTAACTGATTTGTATAGTTTTAATACTGATGTTACTGGGCTTATAACTGTCCCGCAACCAGATTTATATGATTCGTTTTCAGCTTATTCAGGGCCTAGAAAATTCAGCGATCGTAAATTATGGGATGCTGATTTTCTCCCGTATAAATGGCAGTTTAGATTGACTCAATTTGCTGATGGTTCATTCACTCAGATCTCGTCTATAAATAGTAAGCTTGTCATGGAAAATGGATCGGGTGGAAAATTTACTCTATTCTCAAAACCTTTACCGGTCGCTATCTCGGGTTTTGTGGAGTCCGGAGGATTTATCTATACAATTCTGAACAATACTGTAATAGACAATCCTAAATTCCCTTCTACGGATGCTATAAATATCACAAACGTAATAAGTAACCCACCATTTGCGGGTGCTTTTCAGGTAATTCGAATTCAATCATCTCTGCCTAGAATCACATGGAGAGATTGGATTGCAAATTCTGATATTCCTGCTGAGTTTTTTGATGAATCCGAAGCCAATGACGGATTGAACAACTTAACCTCCATAAAACAAACCGGTCCTTGGTTTCCAATTCTAGAACTTGAAGTCATTGTTACAAAATTTGTCCCAGGTGATGGATTCTTTGCTCTTGAGGGAATTGGAACCTTCGAAGTTGAATCAATAACAACATATAATTTACAGTCTGATCATCTTGACGTAGCCGCACTCAATGTAGATCCAGGAGCGATATGGTCCGGGTCTCCTAAAATATTTGATTTACTTGGATCCGAGATAACAAAGATTGAAACCAATTCAACAGACACAATTAAAGCCATAGGAGATCATTCGCTTGGATTACTTCCTGTTGGTGATCTTTGGGGCGAGATTTTCATAATAAAAGATGGAGATTTAGGCACTGTATGGGCGCTTCATTCCGATAGAGATTGGACAAATGAAAATAACCCTTTATTACCCACTGATACATTGGCCACAGGAAATACTCAATTCGTTGAAGTGGTATCTGAAGTAGATAAGGTCACGTTGATCTGTCAGACGAGCATTATTAATATACAACTAGGTCCAGAGTATTGGATCTATGCAAGAATTGGAAAGAAAACTTAAATAAGATGTCTATAACATTAGGACCAGCAGTATCAACACTTGAAGTCAGGGCTTATTTCGGGATGAAAAAGAAATTCCCTACAATCTTGCGTCCTATTCTGTCAAGTGAAGAGTGCTTTTTTAATCAGTTTAATAATGAGGTAACGATGCCTCAGTTTATTGATTTACTGGATGTCACTGATAAATTCAAAAACGATTTTGCTCCATTCATTCGTGAAGTTTCAAGTGATTATCAATTCTTTGTTTCTTTCGAAAATATATCAACCGGTCTAGGAGATACAATCACAGATAATACCTATGGCGCGTTAAGAGATTTTGGTGATTACCCATTACGTCCTGACGTTTGGTCCTTTGTTGTGGATTGGCACAAAATTCATGCTGTATTTGGGTTTGGACTGTACAAGTTTACCTTCGTTATTAAGACATTTGGAGGCCAGACCATTCAAACAACTGAGAGTGTTTGTTATAGGCTAATGCCTTTTGACTGTGATTTGGCACATGGGACTGTTCGAATTGAAACAGATCACACCAACTACATTATCAACGGTTTTGATTATCGTAATCTTTCCTCTCCAAGTTCTTTAACGGCCACCGTAGGTAATAAGTGGGTTCAACAGATTAGATGGTATGGAAGACTATTTAAAGAGCTTCCTGACGAGGAGAATGATTTTTTCCTTGATTCAAAAAGGAGGGAGCAACCGATACAACAAAAGTATGTCGAGAAGTTCAAGCTCATTTTAAAGAGACTCCCTGTGAGTGTTGGGAATCCGATAGAAAAGGACAGATTTTTCGCTGATGTTGTGAAGATTTCTGATTACAATCTAAATAATTATGAGTTTTACCGTGATAAATTGCTCCGAAAAGTAAGCACCGACGAGATTCAGAGCTCCAAATTGAACGGTAAAATAGCACTAACTTGGACGCTCAAAGAAACGGATGAATCAACAGTAGCAAGAAAATATGGCTAGGAATGAAATAACATTATTGAAAAGTATTATTGAGAACATCGTTTTCAATATTCAAGTTGTTTTGGTTGAAAATACCACTGTTTCTACTTTGACCGTTTGCAATACTCTTTATTTACATACCGATTCGAAAGTAACCATCGACGATATAGAGTATAATGTGGATTCTTTCGTTATAAATCAGCAATTGGTTTTAAGCCCTGTAACGAGTGGAGATCCTCTTGTTGACGTTACTACAACAGCTTTCGTTATTGACACTCCTACGTTCTACCATGGCACGCCCACGAAGGTGTCAACTAAAAATGTAGAAGACCAGAATGTGGTCGGGTATAAAGGTCCACTAATTTGGCTTTTAGAATGGGTCGATATTGAGCCACCTGAAGATGAGGATACATCTAATGTAAGGGCAACAATTAAGGGTGCAAATATATTCTATTTGAATGATGCTGAACAAGAAAATTGGAGCATTGATGAGCATTATGATGAGGTGGTTGATCCGATGCAGAATGTATCTGATTATGTCTACAACGCACTTTCATTATTGACGGGAATTTTAGACTATCCATTGGATCGGCCAAAAAGAAGAAATCATGTTGATTTTGGAACCTATATTGATGATAGGGGCTACGATAAAACTATTCTTCCAGGCCACTTATCGGGCGTCCAGGCAACTCTTGACATTCCCTTCGTTGTTGATCCATGTGAATGTGATGTTGTTGAGATTTGCGAGGCTGTAACTCTTAAAATTAATGGTATTTCTTTTAATGATTTACCGGCTGGAACCAACAAAGTTCTTGAAGTTGTTGATCAGGATGATAACCAGGTCGGAACTAAGGTAAATGAAAACAAATGGAAGGTAGTAGCTGCTGGCGCTCCTGCAAATATTTCCTTAAATACTGTTCCATTCGGGACAATTCCTGCAGGTGGGAGTAAAGATATAGCGGTTCACAATACCGCCGATACAGATGTCGGAACGAAGATAGATAATAATGAAATTGAAATAGGTGATACTGATGTTACTTTTAACGGGGCAGGAGTCACAGATCCAAAAGCTGAAACCTCTTATGCAATATCGGTAAAGGATCAACTAGGAAATGATGTTGGTGCTATTGAAGATCAGAGCTTTACTTCATTAGATATTGAGGTAACCATTCCGGCCGTTGCTATTAATACTGCTAATCCTTATAGAACAGGTCAAACGACAAGTTTTAGAACGGGTGATGATGGAGATTTAGAAGAAGGAAATGGAGCAGCATGGCTAACTCTTTCTCATAACAATGGTTTTGGAGCGAATACAAATAGATTCACGGATACAGCAGGAAATCAGAACTATGATGGAACTTCAGGAAGTTTAGCGGATATTTTAATTGATTGGTCTAGTTGGGATCAAGTTGGAGACACTGTTTTAGGCTGGTATAGAGTAGTAACAGGCCCAGGAACTGAAACATGGAACGAGGCTATTGACGGAGCCTTGGCAAGTAGTCAAGCTGGGTTTAGTGATTGGAGGTTGCCGAATATGACAGAATTGCATGGGGTTTCTCAAAAAGAACTAATAGGGGGCATGGTTATAGACCTAGACTATGCGCCTTTTAACATTGATATAAGCGTTCAGGGCGAAAGATTGTGGACTTCAACTACTGCACCTTCAGGCAGGGCTTATAACTTGATTGAAAATGGAAGTATAATTGGATCGGCTAAAGGCTCCACCATTTCCTGGATACAACTTAGAACATTTACCCTTGCAGAACTAGGACTTTAAAATAAATATTATGCCAACCTACGATTTATCACCACTTGGATTTTCAGCAGTTATAGTTGATCCTGTAATAGAAGATAAAATTATACTTTTGGAGTATGATGTAGATACCAAGCTGGGAACTGTTATGCCCGTATTAACTACTCCAAATGGAAGTACAGTTTCTCCGGAGCTATCTGGAGTTAATATTCCCACGGTAAATAAATCTACATTAAGAACCAAAACGATGACTAAGCTTTCAGAATACGAAGTTTAACATTAGATAATATATATCCCAAACACCATATATGACACCCGAAACAAGCATCATATCACACCTGATTACAGTGGCCCCGGTTGTTGCCGTTTTGATATGGGTTGTGATATTCTTCAGAACTGAAATAAAGGAACTGAAGGAGGAAAGAAAAGAATTGACTGCTGAGTTGAGGGCTTCTGAAAAAGAAGCAATCACGGTCACCAAAGACTTGAATCAAACACTCAAGGATTTAATCATCGAAATAAAGAATTAATGCTATGGCTTTCAAAAAGAAAAAGAAGTGCGGAAATAAGACTTTAAACCTGCTCAGTTTGGAGAAAAAAAAGCACATGGCTGAGGTTCTGGAAACTCTAAAAGAGCTGAGAGAAGCCCTTGTTGAAAAGAAAATTGCCTAAATAGTTTATTTTTTTCATATCGCTTAAAGCCCCGTTTCCATTAGGATTCGGGGCTTCTGTTTAAAATCAAACATCTTTTATTGGTGCAAATGTTGTGTATGTCCAAAAGTTGTGTACATTGCAGTATAATTAAAAACTAAAACTATCAAAAATGACAATTAAAAAATTAAAACAAACGATTAGCAAATTTTCAAACATTGAATGTGGAAACGCCTCTATTTCAATCGAAGAAGATTACATCATTATTGCGTCTGCAAAATGTGATTACTTTACATCAATGAAATTTCTTTCCGAAATTGAATTCTTATGCGACTCCTTCGGATACATCTCTGTTCTAAAAGAAGCGGGGGTCTTAGAGATTTGGAAAAAATAATCCTTGAGTTCCTTGATAGTCTCAGGGACATCAGCCTCGCTAGGAAACTAGCGGGGATTTGGTGGTACAAATTAAAAACTGATAGAATGAAAACCTTCTTTTGCTTACAAATATATAACGGAAAAGGTCATGCAATAGCCGTCTTTAATGTTGTCGAAAAGAGTTGGTGTTTTGATTTAATGAGTTTAACTGAAGATCAAATAAGCTTTGATCAAGTTAAACATTCAAGAGATTTGGAAATTCAAGCAAGAAGTTTATCAAAAAAACATTATGGTGAAGTTATGTGGAGCAAGTTAATCAGTGTTAAATAATTATGGAATTTTTAGATATTGGGTTATTATTGAGCGGCGTTATATACGGATATTTCATTCACTGGACAATAACACAATTAAGGAAATAATTCTATCAACCCGAAAGCCTAAAAAGTGAGCAGGGTTGATTAAAATAAGACTATGAAAAAAAGATACAACTTAAACATTTCTGAAGAAGTCCACCAAAAGGGCGTCAAGAGAGCAAAGGAGGACGATAGGAGCTTTTCTTCTTATGTCGAGCAGCTTATCAAAAAGGACTGCGAGAAATGAGCGACAACAAACCCTACGACCGCCGAGAAGAGTTTACCAAGTATTCTAACGCGACACCACTAGATAGAGATCAAATGGCCTTAAACGCCTTCAGAATGATTGAGAGATTGGAAGATGATCTCGAGAAAGCTATGGATAAAATCAGGAAGCTTCAAGTTGAATCATGAAAGGGCCGAAGTTCCATATTAATCAGGAGGTGATGATATCCATTCAGAAGCAGTGGGGAAGCCGAATGATTTGCATGGAAAGAATCTGTTATATCAAAGCCTACTTCTTCAATGACACCAACTTTGACGACTGCCATAGAGATAATAAAAGGGCTTTTAGATATTTGATTGTCGGATATGGAAAGGATAATGAATATTCAACTGAATTTTGGGAGGATGAAATAACAATAAATAGAGAGTTCAAATTTAAACATTAGAGAATGAGCGAAAAGAATGAAATTGAATTGAAAGAAAGTCCAAACTATTTGATAGAATTGGCACTAAAAGATGACGTTGATATCCTGAAGCTGGAGAAGCTTTTGGAGTTACGTGATAAGTGGGAAGCTAAAGAAGCCGGAAAAGCCTTTAAAGTGGCTATGGTTGGGTTCCAAAAAGGAAAGCCGGAACTTGTCAAAACGAAGAAGGTTGCGTTTGGTGAAGGAAAAGCGAAATATTCTTACAACCCACTATCAAAAATTCAGAAAGCAATCGATCCGGTTCTATCGGAATTCGGATTGTCTTATCGTTGGGAGCAAGATCAGGAAGGGGCAGATCAAATCAAGGTCACTTGCATAGTGTCGCATATTGATGGGCATGAGGAAACAAATTCATTAACCGGGCCTTATGACGGGTCTGGAAACAAAGCGAGAATTCAGCAAATTGGGTCTTCAGTTACCTATTTGAAACGGTACACTTTAGAGGCCGCTTTAGGTCTTTCATCTGATGATGACGATGATGGTGCAACGGCTCCTAACGGACTTCCTAAATTGACTCCTGATATGGATATTTGGAAGGACTGCGAGAAAGCTTTGCTCGAAGGAAAGGCCACAATTGCCGGGACTGAAAAGCATTACAGTTTGTCCGATGAACATAGAAATCTTCTTTGGGATGTTCTGAAGAATCAACTCTCTGATCTGTTCGATCAAAAGAATGCTTTGCTTCCTCCCGAAGAGTTTGAACACATCCACAGGATCATTGAAAACAAAGAGACTTTGAGCTATGCTAAAGCAGTACAAATTCTAAACGAACTTTAAGATGAAACTAATATCAATGACAGACTTTGTTTTGGAGCAAGACAAAAAAAGAGTTAGCTTTTCAGAAGCTGAGTTAAAAAACACTTATTACAATAATCTGGATTATACCAATTTTATAAATCAGTCCTTAGAGCTTTGGATGTTTATTCCTTGTCGATATAATGGTTCTCAATGGGTGTTATTTAAAAAGCCCGACAGACCGCTTGATACGGATTTATATTCTAATGTAGATAATCCAATAACTCACGAATGGAAAGAATACCAAAAAGCAAAGGAAAGGGTTTTGTTTGAAGGTGAGTTTCGGTGGACAAAAAAATATCCGACATACATACAAATTATGAAAGTCATTGTAGTTGATGTAGTAGGATCAAATACTATTGAATCGTTAGTCAATTATGAGTTTGAATTTAACTTGACTCCAACAGCACTAAAACAGATTGGACTATGAAATCAATCACTTTAAATTCAAAGAGACACGGCAACTTCACAAGCTCTGAGATTGTCAAACTGACCACCAACGGACGGGCCAAGGATTCCTTCGGCAAACCATTTTACACTTACATCGCAGAGAAGAACATGGAGAGGCGTTTAGGGCGCTCAATTGACGATGAGGTGACGGCAAGACCGCTATCTTGGGGAACACTCTTAGAGGACATCGTATTCACCCTTTTGGGTACTGAGTATAAGCTTTGCTCATCCGAGACAGTGGACCACCCTAAAATTGACTTTTGGAAGGGCACGCCGGATGCTGAGAAGTTCGACGAAGGGAAGACGGCCTGTGATATTAAATGCCCGTCGACACTGAAGTCATTTTGTGGGCTCATTGATGCTTTCGCCGAGGGTGGAATGGATCAAGTCCGAGAGGACCACAAAGATGGGAACAAATTCTACTGGCAGATCGTGTCTCATGCTTGCTTGCTTGATGCGAAGTATGGAGAATTGATCGTTTACTGCCCTTACAGGGAAGAATTAGACCATATCAGAGAGTTTGCCGGTAACTTTGATGGTCCAGGTCAATACCGGTTCTTTTGGATTCACAGCGCCGAGGATGAAGAGTTACCTCATCTGATCAAAGGGGGCCATTACAAGAACTTAAACGTCTTACAGTTTGAAATACCTCAAAAGGACAAATATTTTTTAACTAACAGGGTTCTAGCAGCTGGAAAAGAGCTTGTAGAATTCCACAAAAAGTAGATTATGAAAGTAGGAGATAAAGTAGTTTGTATTATAGATTGGTCACAATGGACATTAATGGGTATAAAGCTAAAAACAGGAGATATTTACACAGTAAGAAATATTTTCGATGTATATGGCGAAGCTTATTACAATTTCGTTGAAGTTAAAAATCATATATCTACTTGTGGAAATGAATCAGGCTATCATTATAGTGGATTTAGAAAAATTCAGCCCAAAAAAGAGGAACTTATCAACAAAGAAGTAGCCGGAATCGGAATAAGGAGAATCGAAAGGGAGTGTGAACCTTCAAAGATCACCGCCCCTGATCGAGTTTTATCTTTTAATGAGGACTTCTGATGAGGTATGTAGCAACAATAGAGATGTACGTCCACGGAGAGACGCCACATGAGGCCATGAAAGAGGCTTTGGTTATCTCTAAGGGCTTAAATGACAAATTGGACTGTCATGCTGATGTAAGTCAGATCCACAAACAGCCGTTTGCCACTCTTGGAAGTACTGAGTTGGATGCGCACGCTTTGAAGATGGAGATAATGAATGAGGAAGAGTAAGAATTTTTATGTTAATAACCTTTTAAACAAAATCACTGCACACATTAGATAATTAATATCTTTGAGAGAGGGCTTTGGTGTTTTCATTGGATGAGACCTGTGGAAATTACGAGTTTACCCCTGTAGACTTCCCTCTCTCTTTTTATTTCAGGGGAAGAGAATTTTATACAGGGGATCAATGGCAACAGACAAAAAATCATTTTTACTTTACGCAGAATGGATTGAATCATTCGAAGATTTGACCAATGAAGAAGCCGGAAAGCTCATTAAGCATATTCTCGCTTATGTCAATGATGAAGACCCAGAATTAGATGATCGGCTCTTAAAGGCTGTCTTCATTCCAATGAAACAGCAACTCAAACGAGACTTGGAAAAGTGGGAGTTGATACGGCAAAAGAGAAGTGAATCAGGTAAAAAAGGAGGCAGACCTAAAAAAGCAAAAAAAGCAAATGCTTCTTTTGAAAAGCAAAAAAAGCAAAGCAAAGCAAAAAAAGCTGTAGATGTAGATGTTAATGCTAATGTAGATGTTAATGTAGATGTACCTCTAATAAAGGTAGAGGTAATAAATCCTTTATCCTTTGAAACATTTTGGACCTTATACAAGAAAAAGATTGATAAGGCGAAATGTGAGGCGAAATGGAAAAAGCTTTCTGATAATGAAAAGCAATTAGCCATAAACTACATTCCTGGCTACATTAAATCTCAACCAGATAAGAGCTTTAGGAAGAATCCGGCCACTTTTTTGAATAATAAGGCTTGGGAAAACGAAATAATTACAAACCAAAAACAAAATAAAGATGAGCGAATTGAGCAAGCAGGAGAAGCAATCAGAGACATTGATTCAACACTTTGACGAAGATAAATTGAGAGCAGCTATTGTTTTGGCTATCGAGCGAGTAGGAAGTGGTGACTTCAGCATTGACCACTTAGTCAGAGATATTAAGTCAGAATTCATTGATTTAGACGGTAGGGATATTCTGAAGGGAATTAGAGCCGGTTCACTAGGTAGATTTGGGAGGACGTACAAACTGACAATCCAAGATGTTTGCATTTGGATAAGACAATATCAAGATAGCCTGCCTGAATTTGATGGGTTAAGCAAAAAAATAATGCTAGAATCCCCAAAAATTAAGGAGTTTCATAGGAAGGAGAACGGACTTGAAGTGTATCAAATCAATAATTTGTTGAAATGATACTTAAGAAGGGGTTTGCCTCAAAATATCTCGAAGATGTCAACGCTGGACGTATAAAGCAGGGGTTGGATATTGGATGTGCGCTTGATAATCATTTAAGGTTCAAGCGTGGGACTATGAATGTTGTTTTGGGGCATGATAACGTAGGAAAAACAGCTTGGATTATGTGGTATTTCCTTTGCTTATCTGTCAAACATGGTATGAAGTGGTGTGTTTGGTCCGGAGAGAATGAGGCACATCAATTAATGCGTGACCTGATCACCATGTATAAAGGTCAAAGGGTACAGGATATGAATATCGCTGATGTCTACAATTATGATCAACAGATAAGCCAATGGTTCGATTTCATCTCTAAGGACCAATCCTACACACCTAAGCAACTTTTAACCATATTTAGGGAGTCAGGTGCCGATGGATGTCTGATCGATCCTTATACGGGCTTAAATCGCAACATGACATACGAGGGCAATTATGAGTTTCTGAATGAGACCAGGGAGCACTGTAATAAGCACAAACAGACTATTTACATCAATACTCACTCCACTTCTGAGGCGAATCGATCAAATCGGCTATATTCTGGAAAACATGAATGGAAAGGTCATTTAATGGCACCAATGAAGGCACACGCTGAGGGAGGTCAAGCATTTGCGAACCGAACAGATGACTTTATTATTCTTCATCGATTAATACATCACACCGGAATGAAGCACACACTCATGGCTCATATTGCAAAAGTGAAGGATATTGAGTCTGGTGGGGATCCCACATTCCTAAACAGTCCTATACTGTGTGGGTATAATTCAGGGCTTGGATTTGTAATTGATGGTGTAAATCCACTTACAGGAGTCATGGACGCTTACAATCAGACCAAACAGTTGGCAAAACACCGTGAAGAAGAAGAGAAAAAAGCTGATGAGGCTCAGGAAAAATTAGACTTAGAGGAAGATTCAGGCCTTCCATTTTAGATTATGGATGAACTTGAAGTAATAAAAGCAGGAATCACCATCAATGAGATGTGTGAGCGAATTGCAAAGGCTAAAAAGGCCAAACCATCAGATCAGTTGAAAAAAGATTGGGAAAACATCATAGAGGCCCAAATAACGTTTCGGGCTATGGAAAAGGAGTGGAGGGTATTGAGGGCGAGAAACGCAGAGCTAGAGCACACTAATACCGTTCTGGCGGTAAAGAACGAGAATTTAATAAATGGATTATGAAAAACAGAACTGAAAAGACGATTGAATTAGTGAATAAGGTTCCAAACGGAAAAGAACTTTTTAAAACAAATCCAACTTTTAATGCTTGCATTCAAGCAATTGTTAGGGGTGAAGATCCTGTCAAATTGATTGGCCAAGTTTGTCAACAAATGGAGGACTTGAGAATGTCGTTCGAGATGCACATTGTCAATAGCCCAACACCTCAGAGAATTGTTACATGAATAGAGTGCTAACAATGTTTGGAATCCTCATCCTCCTTTGGGCCTTCGACGTCTGTCTAAATGAAGTTCCATCGAGCCATGAGATTGACCGACCTGATTTAAGAGAAGAAAATAGAGCGAGAGCAATGTGCTCATGCCAGAACTGTACAACACCTAAATTATGAGTGACGAAAAAGAAGAAGTACCAAATCCTGCCGCATTTCCCTGTCTGGGAGATGTCCGACACAATCCTGAATTTGAAACTGATTGGGGAATGTCTTTGAGAGATTATTATGCCGGCGAATGTTTAACTGGTTATTTGAGTAGTGACGAGCATGGAGACTTTGGTGGTCATAAAACAGCAAAATCGTTGGCCAACTCTTGTTTCGAGATTGCTGACGCTATGCTAAAAGAAAGAATCAAATGATCCGTGGAATGAGTTTAGCGCCTTCTAAGAGCATCAATTGGTATTGCGGCCTCGTAGACCGTTGGAAGCTATTTAATAAGCGACAAAGGCAGGAAAAAGGCCCTGAGATGTCATTTAAGATGTGGACGTACAATGCGAACATCGACCTCAGCGGAAAGAATGGGGTTGTTAAAATGGATTAGAAATTATGAAAGTAAAGGATTTAATTGAAGAATTGAAAAAGGTAGATCAAGAATTAAACGTTTATGTTCCTGCACGACATGGGGAGTATGATTATGGATTTGTTAATAGTGCAGACGCTAGACTTATATATGTTATGGATGATGACGAAAACCCACCAGATGAAGAAGTTCTAGTTTTTTTAATTAACGAACTATAAAGATTGAGTTATTCGGATAACATACAGACCCACAAAGCAATTGACGACCTCTTATTCGACTTAGCAAAAGTTGGAGCAAACACCGGCACCGATTCAACAAAGAATGAACTGTGGTTGGCCGACAATGAGCGAAAAGTGATTATAAAGAAAATACGCGATCTTGATGAGCAGTATTATCAGGACGTTTTTAACCTAGATAAAACAGAAGAAGAATGAAAGAAAAAGCAAAGGAGTTGGTGGATAAAATGGATGAGTATATTTATACAAGTCACGGACATTGTGCTGATGAAAATGCTCAAAAAAATTGCTCCCTGGAATGTGCGCTGAGAGAAAGACGTTTACTTTTAAATATGGCGTCAAGATCAGAATTTGGGACACCCCTATCAAAATATGTTCTACACCACATAGAGAAAAATGAGTTATTAATTCATGAGATTAACAAATTATGAAATGGATAAATATAAAAGATGGATTGCCAAATGTGAACGAAAGGATAATTGTATGTTGCGATCCTAAGAAATATAGCCCTTGCGTAACTATATTGACTATGCCAAGTTTAGAGAGGTACCATGAAACGCTTAAATATAAACGAAAGGAATCTTTATGGTTTGGAGCAACCCATTGGATGCCATTACCAGAACCACCAAAAAACTAAAAACCATGAAAACAATTTTAATAATAGACATCGAGACAACTAACTTCCTTGACGCAAAAGGCAAGATTGTTGAAATAGGAATCGTTGAATTAAACCTTGAATTTGGAGAAAAGAACATCATCTTTGACGAAGTGACCCATGAGAAAGGCATCACCAAATATGAAGTTGAACATTCCTGGATTATCAAAAACTCAGACCTGACAGTTAAGGAGATTCAGCACTCAACAAGGCTTGATATTCTTCAACCAAAGATTCAAGAGTTAATTGATCGGTATCCATTAGGCGCCACGGCTTATAACAATAAGTTTGACTTCGACTTCCTTGAAAGCAGAGGTTTCACATTCCCAAAGAAACTGATGTGTCCAATGCTCCTGTCAACTAACATCTGCAAACTTCCAGGAAAGAAGGGAGGCTATAAGTGGCCCAAAGTTGAAGAAGTTCATGAACACTTCTTTGGAGATGTCGGATATGTTGAAGCCCATAGAGGCGCTGATGACGCATTCCATGAAGCTGACATTGTTCTTGAGCTTTACAAAAGAGGTGTTTTCAAGATCTGATTATGTGGAGTTATTACGGGGCCAAGACAAATGTCGTTGACCATTATCCGCCACCGAAATGCGATAAAATAATCGAGCCTTTTGCCGGTACAGCTAGATATGCCCTGAAATACTTCGAGAAAGATGTCGTCCTGGTCGATAAATACGATGTTATAGTCAAAATATGGAAATGGCTTCAGAAATGCTCTGAAAAAGATGTTCTAGCGCTCCCAAGATTTAAAGCCGGCGATAATATCAATGAGCATAAATACAATTGCGAAGAAGAACGTTTGCTTTGTGGTTTCCTGGTTGGATTTGGATTTAGAGGGCCACGGCAAACAGCAACACCTAGACTTCGTAATAGGCCAAACGCAATGAATTACACGATTAATTCAATAGCATCACAGCTGTTCAAAATTCGTCATTGGGAAATCAGATCCGGATCTTATGAAGAAATCAAAAATCAGGAAGCAACATGGTTTATAGATCCGCCTTATGAGTTTGGAGGTGAACACTACATCAAATCAAATAAGCATATTGATTACAATCATCTTGGTTCATGGTGTAGGGAACATAAACGTTTAATTCTTGATCTACCTTTTTCAATTCTTCAATTAAATCCTTTACTTTCATAATTTCTAATCCATTT